ACGCAACCGAGCAACACGCCGTTAAAGTTGACGGAATGACAATCGTAGAATCGTGGATTATTGAAGATGCCGAAATGGATAAATCTAAATTATACGGTTTTGATTTACCTAAAGGAACGTGGATGATCGCGATGAAAGTTGACAACGACGAAACGTGGAAAAAAGTAAAAGACGGCGAGTTAAAAGGTTTCAGCATCGAGGGATATTTCGCCGAACGTTACGAAATGAGCGCACGTGAGAAAGTAGTACAAATTATAAAATCATATAAATGAAAACAAGTTTAGAAATTATCAACAAGCTATCTGATAAAGAAGCGGTTAAATTAGAATCACAATTAGTGGAGTTGGCTTTGATAAATGAGATAAAGAAAAGTATAAACAGCGCTAATGATTTGTACGATGCTTCATTAAAAGAAATTAGAAATATAAATAGTGGAGTATTAATGAATAGCATTAGATTTTATAATGAAACAATAAGTTCATGCGATGCTATTATAAAGAAAGCAAAAGAAATAGGAGTCGAGATAAAAGAAGCTGATAACATTAAAGCTATAGCAGTTAAAAATCTAAAACAAGCTGAAAGTATTAAATCCAAAATATCTAATATCTAATATGCCAACAAAAACAACATCTCCAAAAGGCGGTAAACGTGGTTGCTTATGCAAAGACGGTAAGTATCGCAAAGAATGTTGTGAGGGCGAATTATCACAACAAGGCATCGGTTCAACGGTAAGCGGTGGAACGCAAATTGTAATAAATCCAACCCAAAACGTAACCGTAATAATTCGCTAAAGTGCAACAGAACAAAAACAGAATAGTTTAATAAAAAAAAAGTCAAATGAATTATAAAGAGATAGTAAAAAAGATTTGCGTTGCTTTGAATATCGAAGTGAAATTAGAGCAAATGAAACTTAACGACGGCGTTACAATAATTGAAGCGGATAGCTTTGAGGCTAATAACGAAATTTTTGTTGTTACGGAAGACGACCAAAGAATCCCTTTACCCGTTGGTGAATACGTTGTTGAAAACGGAATGCTTTTAATTGTTACTCAAGAGGGTGTAATTGCAGAAATTAAAGAACAAGAACAGCCTGCAGAAGTTGAAGCACCCGAAGAGGAAATGAAAAAAGACGAAGAAAAAATGATTGAAAAATCAGCGGTTAAAAAAACAGTTGAATCAATGGTTAAAGAAACGTTCTTTTCAGAATACGAAGCGTTGAAATCTGAAAACGAAGCATTGAAAACACAATTGGCACAAATGGAAGAGCCGAAAGCAATTGTTCACAATCCAGAGCCAACGGAAAAAGTAAAGGTAGAAGCACCTAAAAGCACAAGAGATTTAGTAATGAAATTTATAAACCAATAAAATGAGCACAACTTATTTAGCAGTAACCAACGACACAGAACGTCAATTGGCAGTAGTTGAAACCGTAGCGGTAGCAACAACTTTAACCGCAAAAGATAGCGGAAAAGTATTTATCTTAAAAGCAGCAGCAGGAGCTCAAATCACACTTCCTGCAGTAGCAACATCAGCAGGTTTACGATTTAAATTTATCGTAGGTCAATTGTTCGCAACTACAGATTGGACGGTAAAAGCACTTAGCAACGCAATCGAGGGAAGCGTATTAGTTAACGGAGCACACGTTGCAGGAGTTGACGAAAACACAATTTCTTTCGTGGCATCCGCAGAATCAATCGGTGACTTCGCAGAATTAGTTTGTGACGGTACAAATTGGTACGTGAACGGTTCAGGTGTAACAGCAGGAGCAATCACTTTAACAGCAGTTTAATTTTAAAACATTTATAAAAAATGAGTACAACTACATCAATTACAACTACTTACGCTGGCGAGTTCGCAGGTAAGTACATCGCGGCGGCTTTATTGCCAGCACCAACTTTGGCGAGTAATTTAATTACGATTATGCCAAACGTTAAGTTCAATTCAGTAATGAAAAGACTTGCAACTGACAAACTTTTATCTAACGCATCTTGCGACTTTAACCCTGCAGGAACGATTACTTTGACTGAAAGAGTAATTCAACCGAAAGAGTTACAAGTTAACCGTCAATTGTGTAAAACAACTTTCAGAAATGATTGGGACGCAATCGAAATGGGTTATTCAGCATTTGACGTTATGCCGAAATCATTTACTGATTTCTTATTGGCACAATACGCAGAAAAAGTAGCTTCAGAAAATGAAGTAAACATCTGGAGAGGTGTTGCATCTAACAACGGAGAGTTTGACGGATTCACTACTTTGTTAGCTTTAGACCCTGCTTTGCCTTCAGCGCAAGAACTTGCATTAGTAGGTGGTGGTTTATTATCAACTAACGTAATTGCAGAAATCGGAAAAGTTTTAGACGCTACTCCATTAGCGGTTTCAGCACGTGAAGATTTCCATATTTATGTTTCTACAAACGTATTTAGATTGTATGTTCGTGCATTAGGTGGTTTCGCAACTAACTTAGGAGCAAATGGTATCGATGGCAAAGGTTCAATGTGGTTTAACGGTGGTGCAATCCTACCTTTTGAAGGTGTTAAATTAGCACACGCACCGGGTTTACCTGCATCTACAATGATTGCAACAACTAAAGAAAATTTAGTATTTGGAACTGGTTTAATGAACGATGCACAAGAGGTAAAACTTTTGGATATGGCAGATGTTGACGGTTCTCAAAATGTTAGAATCGTTATGAGAATGACGGCAGGTGTTCAATATGGTGTTGTAGAGGATATCGTTACATACAATGTTACTAACTCTGTAAACTAAGAACTATGAGTTGCGACTTAGCCAACGGAAGATTAGAAGTTTGTAAAGATTCAATTGCAGGATTAGACGCAGCATATTTCATCAACTTTGGGGATTTTAACCCCGAGGTTGATGTTACTTATGACAACACAAATACTGATTTAATCACAGCAATTGCAAACGTTACAGCTTGCTACAAATTCGAGTTAAAAGGAACAAACAGCTACCAAGAAACTATCACTTCAGATAGAAACAATGGTACTACTTTCTTTCAACAAGAATTGACTATCACGCTTAAAAAACAAGATGCTACAAGCCAAAAAATAGTAAAATTACTATCTTACGGCAGACCGCAAATTATTGTTAGAGGGCGTGACAATACCTATCGAATTGCAGGACTTAAAAGAGGAATGGATTTAACAGCAGGTACTATCGGAATGGGAACGGAACCAGGGGATTTAAACGGTTACACTTTGACATTTACTGGAATGGAATCTTTACCAGCGAATTTCATAAATTGCACAACGGAAGCAGGTTTATTAACTGACTTAACAGCTTTAGCTTCTTTCACAACATCTTAGAATTTTGTTTGATTGTCTCCATAGAAAGGGGTTGCAGAAATGTAACCCTTTTTTTATGCAACAGAATTACACTTTAATAGTTTTATAAATATGAATGTTTTACAAGTAAGTGCAACAAGCCAAATATTGAAATGTGCGCCACGTAGCACAACGATAACAAGTATTGTAGTAATCGACCAAGAAGCAGGAACAAGCGCAACGATTAACGCACCGACGATAATTGATTATGGTTATTATATTGGAGTACAAGCGACTTATTCACTAAAGGCAGGGCGTTTTTACATCGTGCAACTTTACAACCTTACTAACTTTTTAGGAAGCGAGCAGGTTTGGTGTTATAAAGCAGGCTTGCAAACTGACGAACATTCATCTAACAATGATTTTGTAATGCTATGAATATAGACGTAATAAATTTGGCGCAATACGAAGCACCGCAGATAATAGAATCGAAGCAAAAAGGTTGGGTTACTTTTGGCGAAAATCAAAGTTACTTTCAATTTCTTATTGACCGCTATCGAAAATCGGCTACGAATCAATCCATTATAAACAACGTTACACGCTTAATGTATGGTAAAGGGTTGGGAGTAATTGATGCGAGTCGTAAACCAAGCGAATACGCACAAGTAATGGCACTTTTTAACAAGGATTGTTTGAGAAAACTTTGCTTTGATTTAAAGACATTAGGACAATGCGCTATTCAAGTACACTACAACGACAAACACGATAAAATATTAAAGGCGTTTCATATTGATATGAACCTTTTAGCACCTGAAAAATGCGACGATGAGGGAAAAATTAACAATTGGTATTATTCAAATAATTGGGAAGACATTAAGAAATTTCCACCAAAGAAATTTGCTAATTTCAAAAGTTCAAAAGATAAAGTAGAAATCTTAGTCATTAAACCTTACGCAATCGGAATGAAGTATTTTTCTTTGCCCGATTACGTAGCAGGAACGGCTTATGCGTTGTTAGAGGAAGAAGTTGCTGATTATCTTATTGGAGAAGCACAAACTAGATTTAGCGGAACGACCGTCGTTAATTTTAATAATGGACAACCTGACATTGAAACCCAAAATTTGTTACAGCAACAAATTAAAAACAAGCTAACTGGTAGTAAAGGTCAAAGAGTAATCGTTGGATTTAATAATAACAAAGAAACAGCGACAACAGTTGAGTCTATTGCTTTGAATGATGCACCTGATTTATATAGTCAAATGAGTTTAGAGTGCGAGCGCAAAATAATGGTTTCTCATTCGATTACAAGCGGTTTGTTATTAGGATTAGGAAGTGCAAACGGTTTCGGAAGCAATGCAGATGAATTAAAAAATGCTTTTGTATTATTCGACAATATGGTTATTAGACCGTTACAGCAACTTTTGATTGATGGCTTAGAACAAATAACATCGTTCAACGGAAATACCGCTAAATTGTTTTTTAAGACGTTGCAACCTTTGGAGTTTACGGATTTAGAAAACGTACAATCGGGCGAAGATAAGCAAGAGGAAACGGGAACGGAATTGAGTAAAGTCAACACTGAATTAGAAGAAATTTTAGCACGTGTAGATAGTGAACAATTAGGAGACGGTTGGGTAATGGTTGATGAAAGAGAAATTGAAGAAGATGATAGCGATTTGGATTTAGAATTGATTGAAGCAGAAAAAAAATTAGAGCCTAAAACAACGATTTTAAGCGCACTTATTAACCTTATTCAAACTGGTAATGCAAGACCTGATTTAAAGAGTTCACAAGATAAAAAAGTTGGGGATTTAAAGTATTTCAAAGTGCGTTATAAATACACGGGAAACAAAAACCCTGAAAGAGCATTTTGTAAAGCAATGATGGCGCGTGAAGAACGTTTATTTAGAAAAGAAGATATTGAAGAAATGAGCAGACGTTCTGTTAATCCGGGCTTTGGGGAATTTGGTGGAAACGTCTATGACATTTTTAAATTTAAAGGCGGTGCAAGATGCCACCATAAATTTGCAAGGGTAACGTTTATGTTAGATTTAAACGCTATTGAAGACGGTTATAAGAAAGTTGGAACACGTGAGGCGGAAGTAAAAGGTTATAAGGTTACAAACCCTTACCAAGTTTCTTTTTATCCTAATAATCTACCTTTAAAAGGTTTTAGCCCAAGAAATAAAAACCTACCAAAAGACGTACAATAATGGCAGAAGCACTAATTATAACGAGAGATGACGTGGTAAAATTCACGTCTTTAAATGGAAACGTTGACCCTGACAAATTTATTCAATATATTAAAATTGCGCAAGATATTCACGTTCAAAAGTATTTAGGAACGGATTTACTTGAAAAAATAAAAGCGGATATTATAGCAAACACTTTAGGTGGTAACTATTTGACTTTAGTAAATACTTATATTAAACCTATGCTTATTCACTGGGCAATGGTGGAATATTTACCTTATTCAGCTTATACGATTGGAAACAAAGGAGTTTACAAGCACAATGCAGAACAAAGCGAAAACATCGACCGTTTAGAATTGTCTTTATTGATTGATAAACAAACGCAAACGGCAAACCATTACAGCAGTAGATTTGTTGATTATATGTGTTTTAACCAAGCTTTGTTTCCTGAATACAACAGCAACAGTAACGGTGATATTTATCCGAGTTCAGACACTAACTTTACTAACTGGGTTTTATGAAAAAGCGGTCAAAAAAGAACATTGAGAAATTAATGGTTTTCCTTCAACAAATCGAACAAGAAAAACCAAAGGAAAAGAAATGAGTTATTTTAAGATACTTGATACACTTAGAGCGCAGTTACAAGCGACTAACCTAATTGCTACAATTACGGACGGTCAAATTAGCGACATTGATTTGGCGAAACAAACTATTTTTCCTTTAGCGCATATTATCATTAATTCAGCAAGTATTGAAGGTAAAATGCAACGCTTTAATATTACTGTTTTAGCGATGGACATTTTGGACAGCAAGGAAAAATACGACCTTGAACCGTCTATAATGAATGCGATGTTGCAAGCGCTTAATAGAGTTCACGACATAATGAAAAGAGGGGATTTGAATCCTGATTATATCATGATGGACGGCGATGCAACCTTAGAACCGTTTACAGATAGATTTGAGAATAAATTAGCAGGTTGGGCGATGACATTCGATGTTATTATGCCGTCCGATATGACTATTTGCGATACTGGTTTTACGAGCGGTTGCCCAAATGTTACGGTAACAGATGGAAGCGAAACAATACAAGTTTTAGCAGGTGGTACATACACTTGTGAGGGTGGTTCAGCTTCGGTTGTTGTAAGTAATTCAAACGATAGCTATTCAGTAACGACAAGTGCAAATTTAGAATTACCTAATACAACGGTTAATGTTTATGTTGACGGCATATTAAACCAAACGGGAAGTATTGTAACTTTAGACCCTAATCAAGTAATAAATATCACAGCATGAGTTTAGATATAAATTTAACAAACGTACAATCGAAACCAATAGTAGTTTCGGCAAATCAAACAGCGGAAAACGACCGAGTTTATAACGTTATTGCAAACGCTACTTTTACAGACCCAACTGGAGTAAATGGAAAAGGTTATTTTGTTGTTGTAAGGTCTGGAACGTCAGTTGTTTTAGGAGGTAATTCATATACAGCAGGAGAAACTATTTATAGAATCTTTAATGCAGGAACATGGCTGAATATTGCACTTAGACCAAGCACTTATGAATCTTTAACTAATAAGAAAACAACTTTAACTGATAATTCAGATACATTTTACCCTACACAAAAAGCGGTAAAAACAGCGGTTGATGCGAAGTTCAACACGCCAACGGGAACAACAGCGCAGTATCTTCGAGGGGATGGAACGGTTGCAACGTTTCCAACTATCCCAAGTATTACGGGTTTAGTACCTTATACTGGTGCAACGCAAGACGTTGATTTAGGTGAATACGAATTAAAAGCAGGGCAAGTTGAATTCGACCAAACACCAACGGGAACGGCAGGAGTTGCTGTTATGCGTTGGAATGATACAGACGGCACAATTGATTTAGGATTAAAAGGTGGAAACGTAACTTTACAACTCGGACAAGAACAATTAGTAAGGGTTGTAAATAAAACAGCTACAAATATAAATTTATTAGAATCTAACTACCAAGCGGTAAGAGTAACTGGTGCGCAAGGTCAACGATTGAAAGTAGATTTAGCACAAGCAACAACGGATGCTTTGAGTGCTGAAACTATTGGTTTAGTAACCGAAACAATAAACAACAACCAAGAGGGTTTTATTACAACAAGCGGTTTAGTTCGTGGAATAAATACAACGGGTTCTTTACAGTCTGAAACGTGGGCGGATGGTGATGTTGTTTATTTAAGCCCAACAACAGCAGGAAGAATTACAAACGTTAAACCAAGTGCGCCAAATCATTTAGTAATTATTGGTTACGTTGTTTCGGCACACGCAACGCAAGGTTCTATTTTTGTTAAAGTGGACAACGGATATGAGTTGGATGAATTGCATAATGTTGCTATTTCAACACCTTTAAACAATCAATCGTTAGTTTATGAAACAGCAACAACACTTTGGAAAAATAAAGCGTTAACAACAGCAGACATTGCGGATTCAACAGATAAGCGTTACGTTACAGATGCTAATTTAACGGTAATTGGAAATACGAGCAATACCAATACTGGAGACGAAACGCAAAGCACAATACTTTCAAAGTTAGGCTGGTTTAAAATTCAAGATACAACAGCAGGAACAACGTCAAGTGGAACATCTAACACAATATCAAAATCAATAGCTTTGCCGTTTGTTCCTCAATTTTTAAAATTCAGAGTTACTGGTTTTAGAAATTCAGGAAGCACAAATACCTTTACAATCCGTGCATACCTTAGTCAAGTCGATAATAACATTGGTGGAACAGCTATTTTGATTGCAACAGTTACTGGGTCAAATACTGCTGTTAGTTATTTACCTTTAGTCAGAAATAATTTAAACATAGTAAGTGGTAACATTATAGGTTTAACAAATTCAGGTGCTCAAGCAAGTGATGACATAAACATTTCAAGTCCAAGACAAAACCAAGCTATTCCAACTGGCACTCCTTTATATTTGATATTTGCCGTTCAATGTGCAAGTGCTTTAGATACAGCAAGAATTGAAAGCGTTGAAATCTCTAATTTTTAAAATATGTACACAATAATAGATTCAAATTCTGGCTTAGTTTTGTTTGCAAAAAATGACAATCAAGTTTCAGAAGGTCAAACAGCAATAAATGAAATATGCACAATTGAAACTGAAAGCGAAATATTTTATAATTTTGAAACGCAACAATTTTATACAAAATGATTAAAGACGGCTTAGAACTACTAAACAAATACGGAGCAAAGAATTTCTTTTTCATAAGTGCGATTGTTTACTTGTATTTTTCAATTCAGAAAGCAGAAAAAAAGATTGAATTAATTGAAGCGAAACTTTACGATTGTTATGAAGATAGGGTTTTGATTCAACGAAATGCTAATAACACTTATCAAACACCAAAACGATTAATCGCAATTTTACCAAATGAAAAAAATAATTTACGACACGCTCGCACCCAACGGAAAGTTTGAGCAAAAGCGATTAGCATCGTTTACAGCGTTCTGGGTTGCGGTCGGTTTGGCTACTTATGGATTTCATTACGATATCGTTTTGATTTTTATAGGTTATTCAGCAACAGCAATCGGTTTAAATGTATGGAATAAAAAGATAGATAAACAATAATTACTATATTTGTAAACTTTCATATTTAGTTTTTTTAAAGGTTAATTGAGCCGTTTGTTAATTCAGACGGCTTTTTTTATGCCTAATTGTAAAATAATATTACAAAATTTATGTATTAATACATAATTAATGTATATTTGTAGAAAAATAAACGATATGGACTACAAAGATTTAAGAAAAGAGTTAATGAGTTGGTTACCCACACAAGGGGTTTACACGTTAACTGAAGCTACAAGAATAGCAAACGTAAACTACAACGCTATTTACAATCAATTAAATGATAGGAGTGAAATAAAGCTATCAACGATTAACGAATTAGTGGAAAACCTAAACGGGAAATTTTGCATTAAAGTGATTGAAGATAAACCTATAATTGTAAGAAGATGAAACTAAGAGAAAATTTTTTAACCGTTTGTGGTGGATGTGACGGAACGGGAGAATACGAAGAAGCAATCGGAGGCTTTGAAAATTCAGTAACTTACAAGTTAACTAAATGCGATTGCGAAAATGGTAAGGAGTTGGACTGGGAGAAAGTTGATGAAGAGATTAAGGACACTAAGCTGAAGATTGAAAAATATCAAGAATTAGTTGAAAGCAGACTTGAATTTGCACGTGAATCACACGCTAAAAATGAAGTAGTTAAGGTTTTTAATTTAATAGGCTTTATGATTGAATACGAAAATAAAGTAACTGAGTTGGAAAACTATTTAGCAGAATTGGAGGTAATCGAATGACTACGGCAACTATAACACTAACGTACAAGGATAATCAAAAAATAATAGAAGTTCTTTTAAATGCTATTGAACTTATTAAAAGAGGCGAGCAAAAAGGAATTATCGAAAGGGGTGGAGTTGTTGCCAGATATGAACAAGAAATATCAGTTGATTATGAAAAATTAGATATTAGACACGAAAACGGAAATATAATAATTAAATCTAAGATATGAATAACCCGAAAGACAAAGCAAAAGAGTTAACGCTTAAGTTTATGAAAATTGATTCAGATTCAGAAAAATTTGATGAGTTTGAAATGAAATTGTTTTATGCTCAAAGATGTGCATTAATTGCAGTTGATGAGATTATAGACGCACTAGAAAAATATGATGAGCTTACAGAAAAGCATTTAAAAGATGAATTTAATGTAACTTATTTTTCTTGTGAGCTTCAAAATATGGATTCAGATTTTAGATATTGGAATGAAGTTAAACAAGAAATACAAGCACTATGAAATACCTATTAAAAACAGAACGAAACGGTCTTGTAAGCTATAAAATAGTTGAACGAGACCACGAGTTACCAAAGGGAACGAAATACTTTATACCTTACAGAACTTGCGTTTATAAAGGTACTGAATGCGCTATAATTAGCCGTCACTTAAATTATACGGTTATTCTTTTTGAGGGCAAAGAAATTCAAGTTAGTAAAACACAAATAACCGTTTGTAATTGATATTAACCGTTTATCATAATAGCGGAAATTCAAAGGAATGATTGAGTAGATTTGAACTCAGGCTCGGCAAAGCTTAAATGACAGCTTGGAAAGACAAGCGCTCACACCCGTTGACAACTTGGAAAGACAAGTAAGAATGATTAACCCCTTATGTCCAACTCGAAATCTGGGAAATATTGAACACACAGCATAAGGGGTTTTTAAAATTAAACAATGGAAGAAAAGTTAAAATTAGGAGATATTGAAATAGGTGGCAAGATTACCGTTGAATCAATTTCAATTAACATTTTAGAAGTTGGAGGAAAAAGAAATTATGAATGTCAATTGACCTTAGATATTCAAATGATTTGGAATGAAGAAACAGAAATTAAACATTTGAGTAAATTAAGATGGAATTTGAAAGAAAATGAAGTTGAACAATTGAAAGAAAAAGGATTTATAAAAACAAAAATGGTGGTCGAAAACCGATAGCAACCCCTCCGTAACTGAATCTTGGAAGATAAACCACAGGAGGGGTTTTTTAAACGTAACTAATAAACAAATAAATATGAACACTTACACAATTACAATCGGAGCGTTAACGCTTATTTCAGCAGGGTTTGGAATCTTATTCAGATTGAAATACCGACAATTGAAAACGTACTACAAACGCAAGTGCGAAAGACACGATGATTTAAACGAACAGCACGCAGAATTACAAGCGATGTTTAAAGATGTTTTAGCGGATAATCGAAGAAAATCTGAAAAGTTTAAAAAGAAAGACGAACAGATTTACAACCAATCTATAATGATTAAGGATTTAGAAAATGAATTAAACGATTTGATATTAACGCACTCAATCGCTTCTAAGGAAGTAACTAAGTTAAATAATATATTAACCTACTTTCAGACTAAAATGCAAGGAAACAAGCAATTTGAAAAGTTAGTAAAGGATTTAAAAGGAGGCGAAGAATGAAAACTAAACTAATAATTTATCTAATTTGGTTAACCTTAATCGGTTTAATAACTTTAATCGCTTTTACGGGTTGTTCAGCTAACTACCATTTTGGTAAATTCTTAAAGAAAGGCGGTAAAATCGACACAACCGAACGAATTATTTCAGTTGAAAAAGTAATTAAGGTAAACGGCAAAGATTCAATTATAACCGTTTTAATGCCTTTAAATTGCCCTGAGGTACAAATACCTTTGACACGTCAAGAAATACGCTACAAATACAAAATACAGCGTGATTCAATCGAAACAATTAGATACGTAACTAAATGGAAAACTAAAGAAGTTGTAAAGGTTGCAAAAGCTAAAGAACGTAATCCTTTTAATTGGTTTTTAATTGGTTTAGCAATTGGAATTTTTACACCTATTTTAATTAGATTAATAATGAAAAGATTATGAAAGTAGGTAGAGGAAGTAATTCAGCAAAATTAGATATTTATGAAGTTCAAGCAATTCAAAAAATATATGGGGAGTCTGAAATAACCATGCAAGAATTAGCAAAAAAATACAATGTAAGTGCAACGCAAATTTTTAGATTAGTAAAAAATATTAAAACAGATAATAAAAAAAGAGGAACTGGCAGTGTTTCTAAATTTTGTAATTTTACTAAAATAAATGAAAATATTGCAACAAGGATTTTAATATTATACATGAGTGGTAAAATGACTCAAAAAGCTATTGCACAAAATTATAATATTCATCAATCCTCAGTAAGTAAATTATGTAGTGGAAAAACATGGAAACATTTATTTCAAGGAATTAAAGAAAAATATAATAATGAATTTTTAAAAATCAGCAAATGAAACCAACAATTGACCAAATTATTAAAGGAATGGAAAAAATAGGAGCGGTTGTATTCCGTGAGCCATTTTCAATTAACCTTTTTGGAGTGCGAACAAACGAAAATACAGCAGACACGTTTAACGATTGGGGTGGTGCTTTCTACTGGGATGATAAAGGCAAACGCCACGAACTAATTATTCCAATTACAACCGATGCAGGAGTGTTTTATCGATTGAAACCAATGAATAAGTTAGGAACTGCTATTTTAGTTCACGACAAACAATATCGCGGTTGTTATCAGTTAATGGATAATGGACATATGGGTCAAAAAGCATTTCGACAAATTAAACCAATGCTATATTGGAGGGATAATGACAAAGACAACCAATTAGAATTTCACGGTAAAATTTACGAAGAAATAGCTTTCACAAACTTTCATTATATGGGTAAAGGGAATAAGGTAGGTAATTGGTCAGCTGGTTGTCAAGGTGCAACAGTTACTTATATGAATGCTTTATTTAAGTTTGTTGAAGTACAAAAAGGACGTGTTTATTCTTATACTTTGATCCACGAAACAACGCTATAAATTCGGAGTTGAACGCCTGAATTTTGACCGCTTAGAAATAGGCGGTTTTTTTATTTTCAATTATTTTTAATAAAAGTATTGTATATATAAAATATATATTTATATTTGTGGACACTTTAAAACAAACGAAATGAAAATTGAACTAACACAATCATTAAAATCAGCGAAAGCCCAATTAGATTATACTAATAGCTGTTTATCTTTTAATTTGGAAAATTGGGAGCGTAAAGAATACGAACAAGTTAAAGAGATACTTATTCGTGAGATTGAATCTTTAGAAAATAGAATTGAATTTTTATCATAAAAACTAAACACTATGAGCGGAACATTTATTTACTTACTGATTCTTTATTCAATAGTAGCAACAATCAAAATTTTAACACTTAAAAAAAATGCCTAAAACACTAATCGAATTAACCGAAGCACAAAAGACAAAAGCACGTGAACAATCAAAGCAATTATTTGGACGTGCAAATATGACGCTGTTTATTCAGTACCTTATTAACCAATATAAACCTAAAAAATGATAACAATAGACACTCGAAAATATCCAATTGATTCAATCTTTGGACAATGCAATCTGAACGGTATTAACGTGCAAAAAGACGGTCAATTCTTTGTATTTTCCAACACATCAAATACACTTAGATTGAGCCGTCAATTAAACTACAATCAAATTATTGAAAAATTAACCACAGCTTTTAAAATCGAATTTATATGAAATTAGACCCACGCATCGCATTTTTAAAAGACCCAATTGTATTAATTGCAATTGCTATTGTTTTACTAATCACAGCTATTTCAAACCCTGATTTAGTTATTCAATACCTTAAAAAATGACACAAGAACAGAAAATCCTCGCAGTAGTTGGAATATTGCCCGTAATAGCCGACCTAATGGAAGATATACCACTATTCAGAATGGTAAAAGTTAGAGGTAACAAGTTTATCGAAGAAGTCCGAAAAGTTGATAATATTATAATTGCAGACGCACAACTTGAAGCGCAAAGCCAACAAGTCAACATTCAACGAGCGTTTTTACAATGGTTAAAAACTGAATTTGTAGCGGAATGAAACACTTTGAGAATTTATCTTTAGAAGATATTGAAGGAGAAATTTGGGTGCCATTTTTTGGAAATGAAAATTATGAAGTTTCTAATTTAGGCAGGTTAAAATCGCTTGATAGATTTATTATAAATCGTTGGGGTTCTGAAACTTTTATAAAAGGTAAAATTATAAAGCAAAGTTTTAATAAAGTTGGTGGAACTATTGTTTTAACAGCTTATGCAGGAAAATCAATAAGTATGCAAAGCAATGTATTCTTTTCTTTTTATCCTGAGTTACACGGTGACAAATCTAAATGCGTTGCTCATATAAATAAAGATACCTTAGATAATAGAATTGATAATTTAGTTTTAACCACTTGGAAAAAATCAAAGTTGTTGGATATGTTAGAAAGCGAAAAAGCAATAAAATCAACATACAAAAACTTTACAAAACTAAAAGAACAACACGATTTAATATTAATCAAAAAGCAAACATCAACTACTAAACAATGCAGTAAATGTAATGAAGTAAAGTTGAAAAATAAGTTTCAAAAAGGTATTCGAGTTTGTAACAATTGCAGATATAAACAGCAAAGAATTTTATTTAAATCAAAACAAGTAATCAAATAAAAACAAATATATGTTTAAAATTAACGGAACGCTCAAGGTAGCAAACCAAACGCAAGTAATTAGCGAGAAATTCTCAAAGAGGGAATTCGTAATCGAAACAACGGATCAATATCCGCAGTTAGTAATGTTTCAATTAACACAAGACAAATGCAATCTATTGGACGCTTTTAAAGTAGGTAACAAGTTAGAAGTTAGCTTCAATCTTCGAGGGCGTGAATGGACGTCCCCACAAGGCGAAGTAAAGTATTTCAATACGCTTGAAGCGTGGCGACTTGAAAGATTAGACGGAAGCGGTGAAAGTATCCAGGACAAAGCACCAACGACACCAGCACACGAAGAAGAGTCGGACTTACCTTGGTAACCACTTATCATTAATTTAAACCGTTCATCACATAACCAAGTTTTGAGCGGTTCTTTAACTTTAAATTTGTAAAAAACAATTATGGAAACAAAAAACATTTATCAGAAATTACACGAGGCAAAACTAGAAATCGGAAAAGTAGCAAAGAATGCTAAGAATCCACACTTTAAAAACACGTATGCCGATTTAAACGCATTGATTGAAGCAGTTGAACCGATACTACTTGAAAAGGGTTTATTACTGTTACAGCCAATTAAAGACGGTAAGGTATTCACGGTAATAACAAATGTTGAAGATGCAACATTTGTAGAAAGTGGAATTGATTTACCAAACGGAATAAGTCCCCAACAAATGGGTTCAGCAATTACTTACTATCGAAGATATACTTTGAGTAGTTTAATGACCTTACAAGCGATTGACGACGACGGTCAACACGCTTCGCAACCCGTTAAAGTTCAAAAGATTGAATGCGATGCTAAAACGTTTGAAGCTATTAAACAAGCAATCATTGACGGTAAACGTACAATTGAACAAGCGAAAGAGAAATTTATATTTACCGGAACACAATCAATCGAACTTTTAAACATTAAGAAATGAATTTAGCAGACATTGAAAGTTACTGGAACAATCGAGGACACTTTAACATTGAATTATATTTGAATTATTTACGAGCGAAAAACAAACAATAATATGGAACACTTAGAACAGGTCGATATTGACCAACAAGCAAAACAACACGATTACGAAACAGCGCAACCGAAGAACGTTATTGAGAAAACAACGCAAGGTATTAACGCAATAGTAGAAGCTGTTGAAAATGGAGTTGTAAACCCCTTAGATGCGTTTGCGTCTTTCAACAAACTTGAAAAGCTATTCAAGGAAGCAAAGGTAAAGATTGACGAATTAGCAAGAGACGAAGCAGATAAGTACACAGCTAAAACTTTTACTTTCGGCAACGTGGAATTCACACGCAAAGACGGTGCGAAGAAACTAAACTATTCAGAGGATTTACTTTATAGCAACTTGCAAACGCAACTGAAAGCACGTGAGGAACTTTTAAAGGTAGCCCAGAAATCCACCATTTACGATGACGAAGGTGTTGAAGTTCCGAAAGTATCAATTAGCTACAATAAAGATAGTTTGATGGTTAAATTCAAGTAACACGATCCAAATTAATTAACCCCTGCATTTAGTTGTAGGGGTTTTTTTATGCGTATTTCCCGACTTTTTAACCTTAAAAAACAAAAACTTTCTATAAACTTTCTAAAAGTGGGGAAACTAAAACCTATACACAATAAAGGATACAGCCAAATTTCCTTACTTTTCCCGACTTTTTTATAAATTCCTATTCGATACGGCTTTAGAAATAAAAAAATAATAATTCTGAAAAAAAAGTAAGAAAGTGGGGAAATGTAGCTGAAACCCTTATAAATACTAATAAAATGCTTCCCGACTTTTTAAAAGTTTTGGTAAAGTTTAAGGAAAGTTTTTAATTAAAGAATTATTTGTATATTTGTGAACGGTTCATCTCACACTATAAACCGAAAGGAATTATTGCCCTTGTTAATGAAACTGAAGTGAGATGCAGTGGATTTAATAAGGGTTTTTTTATTTAAAGAAAAATTATGATAAAAAAAATTAGTGAAATTGTTTTAAACGACAACCGTAGAAAAGTAGATGAATCGAAAGTTAAAGAACTTGCTGAAAGTATTAAACAATTAGGTTTAATAAACCCAATTACGGTTAATAGTAACAACGTTTTAATTGCAGGAAACCACCGTTTAGAAGCGTTTAAATTACTTGGTAAAGACGAAATAGAAGTAAGCGTTTTAGACTTGAATAATTTACTTGCTGAACTTGCTGAAATTGATGAAAATTTAGTGCGTAATGAATTGCACTGGACGGATGCGGATAAGCAAATAGCAAGGCGCAAAATTATTTATTTAGAATTGTATCCTGACACTAAAAAAGGTGCTGTAAATCAACATACAAAAGATGTGCTAAACGAAAACTTTGCGTTTAGCAAAACAACAGCAAATTTAACAAATCAATCAAAACGTACTATTGAACAATCCGTTAAACGTGGTATTGAAATAACGGAAGAAGAAGCCGAAGTATTAAAAACTATTGATGCGCCTAAAAGCTACGGTGATATTTTAATTAAACAAACAACAGAAACAAGGGCAAAAGTTATTGATGCTTTAAAAGTTGAAAGCAAGCCAGTTGAAATTATAATACAAGAAATAAAGAAAGAAGAAAAGAAAGCGGAATACAAAGAAAAGGTTTTAGAAGCAAGAATTGAAACTAAAATAAACGAAAGTATAAAACAAGGAAATAGTTTAGAAATATTAGAAACCTTAGAAGATGGTTGTATTGATATAGTTTTAACCGATCCTCCGTATGGAATTGATTATGTTTCTAATCGTTCAACAGATGAAAATGCAATAACAAAACGTGGATTACTTAACGATGGTAAAGATGAAGCCTTTGATTTATTAGATAAAACTTGTGAAATATTACAAAGAAAAACAGCAGTAAACTCTCATTTATATTTCTTTTGTAGCTGGTCTGTGTTTAGTAAATTTGAAGCAATTATAAGTAAGTATTTCACTATAAAAACACCTATTGTTTGGGATAAAGGAAATAAAGGAAGTGGGGATTTAGATAACGATTGGGGAAACCAAACTGAAATAATTATTTACTGTGTAAAAGGTAAAAAGTTAATTAACAACAGACGTGGTAATTTGATTAGTGTTTCAAGATTACACACTTCAAAAATGATACACCCAACACAAAAACCAAACGAATTAATAAAGGAAATTTTAGAAGTGTCTTTTAATGAGGGAGATTTTATCGTTGATCCTTTTATGGGTTCTGGAAGCACAATTAAAGTTTGTCAAGAATTAAAAGCAAAATGTTTAGGAATTGAATTAGATAAAGAAATGTTTAACATAGCAAATAATTACATAAATGGAAATTAGGGAATTAGAACGTAAATTTATCAATGATATTAAAAAGATTGTTTATAAAAACATAAGCAATTTACCTAAAAATTGTTTTGTTGTTAATGAAAGCTCGGAAGTTGAAGACACTAAATTATCTTTTGATTTATATTTTAGTGCGGATATTCAAATATCAGTTAGAATAAGGTCTTTTAAATATAGAAATTATAACGATATTACAATTAGAAGTAAAGCTAAAAATGGTGGATTAACTGAAATTGATAAATTAATTGATGGTAAAGGACAAATTTATTTTTATGGAGTTTTATCTGAAAATGAAGAAACAATAATAAAATACATTTTATTTGATATTGACAAAATTAGAACTAAATTAAAAGACAACGGAATTGAAAGAGAAAATTATGATGGTACTAAATTCAAATGTTATACTTTTAACTTTTTAAAAGAAAACAACGCAATTATAAACCAACTTAATTAATTATTTTTATATTTGTAAACAGTTCGGGCAGGAACTTAAAGAAATTAGTACAAACCTCGTTGACGAGTAGGACTGCCCTCCGAAAGTTAGCGGGGTTTTTTTATCTAATAAAATTTATATGAATGAAGCAACAACTTTAATGACCTTTTGGGATACTTCCAAAGATGGAAAGATTGCAATTGATAACTTTAATTTCAAGTTATTTTTAGAAGGAAACAACTTTATAAAATCAAAACCAAACCCTCAAAGCACTTTTAATCTTATTCGTAAAAATGGTATTTTTTTAAACATAGTTGATGAATACGATATTAAAGATTTTGTAATGGATTTCATTCTGGAACATAATTTTGAAAGGACTGTGTTTAATTTAGTTACAAGTAAAACAAGCCTTTTTAAAAGGGATTATTTGTCAATGCTTCAAACTGAAGAAATAAACATTTTGAGAGATAATGCAGAAACCTGCTACTTATTTTATAAAAATGGAGTTTTAGAAGTAACTAAAAAAGATGTAGTTTTAAAAGATTACAAAGAATACAATCTTAATGTTTGGAAGGATCAAATTATTGACCGAGAATATTCAGAGTGCGACCACCATAAAAGCGAATATCGTACTTTTATTTGGTTAATATCTGGAGGGTTTAAACTTCAAGAAAATGCAAGTGCAAAGGAAATTGAAAACTACAAACAAGCGGTTGCACGTTATAACACTTTTCAATCAGTTATTGGTTACTTACTTCATTCTTACAACAACGGTTGCGATAATAGAGCGATAATTTTAAACGATGAAATGATTAGTGACGAACCAAACGGAAGAAGCGGTAAAGGAGTATTTTGGAATGCACTAAAACACCTTAAAAAAGTACATTCGCTTAATGGAAAAAAGTTTGATTCAAATGATAAGTTTAAGTATTCAAGCGTTAAAACAGATACTCAAATTTTAGTTTATGATGATGTTAGAAAAAACTTTGTTTTTGAAGATTTGTTTAGTGAAATTACGGAGGGAATTGATATAACTTACAAAGGAGTTGATACAATTAAACTTCCTATTTCAGAAAGCCCAAAGATTTTAATAACTACAAATTACACTTTGAAAGGTTCAGGTGGTTCACACGATGCGAGAAAATTTGAAGTTGAACTAAGTACATTTTTTAATTCAAAGTACACACCTTTACATTATTTTGGACACAAGCTATTTGATAGTTGGGACGAAGCGGAATGGAAACGTTTTGATTCTTATATGATTCAATGTATAAAGAAATACTTACAAAATGGGTTAATGGATTACGATAAAATTTCGTTACCTATTAAGAAACTACAAACCGAAATTAATATTGAACTTTACAACCAATTGCAACTACTTAAATTTAATGAATGGTATAATTACGAGAAGCTATTTAACGACTATAATTCAAACGTAGGAAAGTACGGATTGAAAAGTAAAACAGCATTCACACAAGCATTTAATAAGTACGTTAAATTCTTTGAGATTGAAGTTGATAACAGCGAACCAAACGGAATAAAACATATTATGTTTGTGAAACGTGAAAAGGAAATAATAAAGGAAAAACCCGAAATTTGGGACGAACTAAACGAAAAAGCTAAATTATGAGTTCAATAAAAGAAATGCTTAAAGAAACGCAAGAAATCGATTACAGCTGGAAAAAGCTTGATATGAGTTGGATAATGGAAACGCAATACAAACACAGCGGTTATTTTCTAAACGATATTATTATCGAAGTTGAACGTAACTTAATAGCGAAGCAAAAAGAAGATTTACCAAACGTTAAAGTTATACAGCGATTTGAGAAAACATTAAACCGTTTACTTTTGATCCAAGAATATTTTAATAAATCGCAAAGTTATATTCGTGATTTGGAGTTACAAAACGAGCAGATGAAACAAAAGTTTGAAGCATATAAAATTAATATAAAATGACTTATAAACTAATTTACGCTAACTTTCAAGTTTGGTATTTCCCGAGTAGACAATTAGCACTTTGGAAAAAGAAACAACTTATTGCAACTGGTAATTATTCACGTGAATTTAAAATTGAAATGGTATGAAAATATATAAATTTAGAGATAGTGTAGATGGCAATTATGCTTTTATATTAGCTACTGATTTACAGTCAGCAAATAAACATTTAAAAAAAATAACTTCTATTCATTTTACTTTGTCAAGTTATAGAGATATTGAAGATGTAAAGCAACCTATTATTATTAAAAACAATATACTACCATTTTGAAACCCTACACCCTAAAACAATTTATTGATTATGTCCATATGGTTGACTGTTTAAATTCAACGATGCCTGCGCATACAATTACTAAAAAGAAGTACAGCTTAACGAAACGCAAAGCAACGCAGAAACGAATAACTGAACTTCAAACAGACGAACGTGGCGTACCTTTCGAAGTGGTAAAGCAACCGTTAGTTAGTAAGTCTGTGACAGATACGAATGGCATAACCAAACTAATAGTTGATTACTTGCGTTACGTTTACGGCTCAAAGTCAATAAGACGGATTTCAAGTGAAGGGAAGTGGCGACAAGGTATTGGTTATATCCGTTCTGAAAATAAAGGAATGAGCGACATCGAAGGGATTTGTAACGGGAAATTTCTATCTTTGGAATTGAAGATAGGAAAAGACCAAATCCGTGAATCACAATTGAAACGAAAAGCAGAAATAGAAAACGATGGAGGAATTTACTACCTTTGTAAATGGATAGACTTTGAAACGTTCCAGATTGAAATACAGAATTTAATACCGATAGAATGAAATTAGACACTAAAATTTTAGATGAATTAATTAATTCAGCACCAAAAAAACTGCCTCACTATAAGTTTTACATACCTGAATTATACACCGAATATCCAAACGAATATAAAGGGCATAAGGTTATAATATATAATAAGATTAAAGACAATAGTATTTATTTTGGAAATTTTGAACCTACGATATGAAAAAACCACACCCAACAAGAATATTCAAAGAACCCGAAGAACTTTTTAATGCGTGGCTTGAATACAAAGAACACGTTAAACAAGAATCTTTTAAGTGGGTTAAAGTTCACTTTGTAGGTAAAGACGGCGAACGAGTTGAAGAACCTCAAAAAGTACCTTTAACAATGGAAGGATTTGAAATATTTTGCTATGATAATTACGGAACAGTTAAACATTACTTTGACAATAAACAAGGTTATTACGAAGTGTTTGGGGTTATCTGTTTGCGTATAAAACAAGAAATTCGACAAGACCAAATAACTGGCGGTTTATTAGGATTCTATAATCCAAGTATAACACAACGTTTGAACGGATTGAAAGACCAAGTTGAAAACACGATTATCGAACAACCACTTTTCCCAGATGAATAATGGAATGGTTAGGGGAAGTTGCTAAACATCACAAAGATTACGTTCGAACGATTAACAAGTTCGGGGAGTACTTTTACGCTGAGGATTTGGTGCAGGAAATGTACTTGCGATTAGACCGAAATAAGCGACCAGAAGATATTATTGTAGACGGAAAAATAAACCAATACTTTATTCACTTAACCCTTAAATCTATATTCTTAAATTTTCTAAAGGCAAAAAAGCAAATATCTAAGATAAATAATTTACCTTTGGAAATTGCAGACGTTGATAATAGCGAATTTTACCAAGCACAAAATAGGTTTAGAGCAAAGATTAACGATGAAATAAACAAGTGGCATAGTTACGACCAAACACTATTCAGATTGTATTTAACGGGCAACCATTCAATGCGAGATATTGCCAACGGAACGGATATAAGTTTACGTTCAATCTTTGAAGTGATTGGAGAATGTAAAGAAAAGATAAGGGTTAATTGTGGTGATGACTATTTAGATTTAATTAATAATGATTTAGAATTGATATGAATTTTAAGAACATACTTGAATTATTAGAAAACGAACTTGAAAGACGTCAAGAACGAGCAAAAGAGTTTTACGGAATGTTTTGCCAACTTGAAAAAGAAAACAAAAAACTACAAAAAGAAAACCAAACACTTAGAAACGATTTAAAAGAATTAAGCGACTTATGGCACGAAAAAAAGCACAAGGATTAGGAGATACAATCGACCAAATCACAACAGCAACGGGAATCAAAGCACTTGTTAAATTTGTAGCAGGAGAGGATTGCGGTTGCGACCAACGAAAGGAAGCTTTAAACAAACTATTTCCTTATTCAAAACCTAACTGTTTAAGCGAACAAGATTACAACTTTCTAAAGGAATTCTTTGAAGTCACAAGGGGTTCGGTTGTTCCAACAGTTCAATACCGATTAAACCAAATTTATACAAGTACGTTTAACAAGAACGCTGAATTTACAAATTGTGGCAGTTGCTTGTTAGATAGGATTAGTGAACTAAAAAAAGTATTCGACCAATATGTTCAAGAGAACGACAGCAATAAATAGAATAAAAGCAATGAAGTCTCGTATCCGAGTGATACAAGGTGGGACTTCTGCCCTTTATCCCCTACTTAGCAATAGGTAGGGGAGACAATGCAGGAAAAACATACGCTATCATTCCAATATTGATAGACCGAGCAATCAAAGAACAACGTATAAAAATAACCGTTGTTGCAGAAACTTTGCCAGCAGTAAAAGAGGGAGCGTTAGATATTTTCAAAACGATAATGGTTGAAACAAACCGTTGGATTGAAAACAATTGGAACGCTTCAGCATTAATTTACACTTTTACAAACGGTTCACGAATGCAGTTTAAATCATTCGATTCAGACGGTAAAGCAAAAGCAAGCGGAAAGCGTGATATTCTATTCCTTAACGAAGCAAATCATATTCCTTTTATTATCGCAGATGCTTTAATGATTAGGAGTGCTGAAACTTATATCGACTTTAATCCTGATAACGAATTTTGGGTGCATAGTGAAATATTACCACAGCATAACGCAGAATTTCTATTGCTTACTTATTTAGATAACGAGGGAATTTCAAAGGAAACGCTCGAAGATTTAATGATTAAGAAAGAGAAAGCGAAAACGTCTAATTATTGGGCGAATTGGTGGCGTGTTTATGGAGAGGGGCAAATCGGAAACTTACAAGGGGTTGTATTCAGCAACTGGCAAACAATAGACACTATTCCAAACGAAGCTCGTTTATTAGGAATTGGATTAGACTTCGGATATACCAACGACCCGACAAGTGCGATTGCAGTTTACAAGTGGAACGATAAAAGAATTGTTAAAGAATTGTTTTACCGTACCGGAATGGTTAACGGTGACATCGCAAACGCACTACCAAAAGATGCGGTTATTTATGCGGATTCAGCAGAACCGAAATCCATTGAAGAAATAAGACGCAGGGGTTTACAAATTTACCCTGTAACGAAAGGCAAGGATTCAATTAACTACGGTATTGACGTAATGCAACAGCAAGAGTACTTAGTAACTTCGGACAGCACAAACCTAATTAAAGAACTTCGGGGTTACTGTTGGGACGTTGATAGAACGGGAAAAACAACTAACAAACCGCAAGGTGGAAACGATCACGCTATTGACGCACTTCGTTACCACGAAATGGAATCTATAAGCACGAACAAGGGCGTTTACAACATTTATTAGACTTTGTAGTTTATAAGGTATGAGACTTGAAATAAACATACCAACATCGATTGCAGAAATACCACTTAGTGCCTATCAAAAATTCGTTAACGTTTCTCAAAATAGTGACGATGAGGATTTTTTGATGGAGCAAATGGTGCAATGTTTCACGGGTTTAGAATTGAAGTCAATCGCTAAAATGCGAATGACCGATTTAACTGAATTAATAATTTCCCTTACAAAAACATTAGAAGCTGAGGGAACGTTTCAACAACGATTTAAAATCAAAGATTTGGAGTTTGGTTTTATTCCAAATTTAGAAGAAATTAGTTTCGGCGAATACGTGGATTTGGAAAAGTACTTGCAAGACGTTTCTACATTTCACAAAGCAATGGCGGTTATGTATCGACCTATTAAGGAAACTTTTAAAGACCGCTATTCAATTCACGAATACAACGGAAGCGATGAATACAGCGACTTAATGAAGTTTGCACCGCTACAAATCGTTAAGGGTGCGAATGTTTTTTTTTGGACTTTAGAAAAAGACTTATTGAGAGCTACCCTGACATTTTTGGAGACGGAGACAACGCAGGAAATGAAAACTCACTTAGCGAAAGAACTCAATTTGGAAAGCAGTGGGGGTGGTATGGAAGCCTACATGTACTCGCTCAAGGCGACATTACAAGATTCGATGACATCACCAAGTTGGGACTCCGCAAATGCCTCACTTTTCTCACGTTTACAAAACAAAGCGATGACTTACAGCAACGAGAATTTAAACGCTTAACGAAATGAGTCAAGACGAAAGAGCAAAAGCACTTCAAAAGTTCGTTGACGGCGTTGTAAAACAAGCAAGAACGAATTTAACGAAACGTAAAAAGAACGCTTCTAAGAAACTTTATAATTCGATTAAAGGCGAAAGCAAGGTTTATCTAAATTCTATTCGCATAGGCTTTCAAATGGAAGATTACGGGTTCTTTCAAGACCAAGGAGTTAAAGGTGCAAACCCAAGTAAGGTTTCAAAGAATGCAAAGATAAGAGGACAACAAGCACCCAATAGTCGTTTTAAATTTGGTTCTGGAAATTATGCAGGAAGTTGGCAAAGTTTTGTTACAAACATTGAAGTTTGGGCAAAGCGAAAAAATATAAGATTAAGAGACGAAGAAGGCAAATATAAAAAAGGTAATTATAGAACAATAGCGCAAATAATAGCAGGAAATATTTACAATCGTGGTATTAAGCCAACGATGTTTTTTAGTGATGCAATCGAAACGAGTTTAAAGAAATTACCAACTGAATTAATTAACCCTTATGTATTAACCGTCAGTAATATTATTGACATAGCAATAAAAGAAAATGTACGCAAGAACGCCGTTTTTAGTTCAAGTAAATGAGGCAGGGCAAACTGGTTCAAAGGTAGAATTGTTTATTAGTTTAACATCTACTTTTCCTGCAACGCCAACTTATACACTTGAAAAGAATAATCCAAGTGCAACGAATAACGTTACACGATACAACGTCACTCCGTTTGTTCGTGAATTTATTAGTAACACGTATCAGAACATTAGAACGTTACCGAGTACAGCAACGTTAACACCAAGTGGAGCGAGCGCATACATTCAGATTAAGCGTTATAAAAACGTTTCAGGAACTTACACTTTATTAGATACAAGAACTTACCGCTCGTTTGACGGTTACCGTGCCTATACTGATAGTGGCGGTTTAGCAGTTTTGCCGTGGAATAATGAAGTAACAACTTACAATAGTGCTTTTCCTTTGTTTCAGTACCAAAGTGGAATGGTTTTTTACTATCCAAAAACAAGCGATACAACCGTACCAAGTGGACTTTTATCACCTGGTTATTTTACAGCTTTTATTGGAATTTCAGCGTATGTAAAATATGTTTCTTTAGCAAATCTTGCAAACGTACAAACAACAAACATAGATGCGGTAAATCAACGTTATTGCGATATTCCTTACATTTGGCAAAGTGCAACAACGCCCTCAAGTAATTACTATGCAGGTGGGAATATAGTTGAATTTTACAGCCCTACAAACGTGTTACTTCAATCCTTTACTTTCAAGCCGTTAGCAGAATGTAGATACACACCTGTAACGATTGATTTCATAAACAAATTAGGAGGGTGGCAACGAGTATTTTTCTTTAAAGCATCAACAGATAAAATTACAACAACAAGCGAAGATTACAATTTCCTAACTGCCGTTCCAAATGTAAATCAATGGACTATTTCAGACGGGCAAACAAGGCAAATGAATCGAAACGCACGAAGAAAAATAACGGTTAATTCTGGAAGCGTAGATGAAAACTTTAAGTTTATCATTGAACAATTGATGCTATCTGAAAGAATTATGGTTAATAATTTACCTGCAAAAATATTAACAAACGATGCTGACTTATTTAAAATAGTAAACAAGAAAGACTTGAACTATACATTAGATTTCGAATACGCTTATGACGAAGTTGCAACTATTTATTGAGGGGGTTGAAGTTGATTTATTCAAAGACGAAATTGTAACGGTTAATAGTTCTGTTGCAAACGTTCAGGATATTAGCAAGGTATTCAGCGACTTTTCACAATCGTTTTTAGTTCCTGCATCACCACGAAACAACGCTATTTTCCAACATTGGTATGAAAGTGACGTTGTACCAACTATCGACCAAAATTTAAGGCGTGACGCTTTTATTGAAATCGAAACGATGCCGTTTAGAGTTGGTAAAATACAACTGAATGAAGCGGTAATTAAAGACGGACAAGTTGTAAGTTATTCGTTAAATTTCTTCGGTGCATTAACAAGTTTAAAAGATAGGTTTGGGGAATTGACTTTGAAAGATTTGGATTATTCTACAATTGCACACACTTACAGCGGTACGGAAGTTTACAATAGAGTAACAGACGGAACAACGGCTTACAATGTACGTTATCCGTTAATTGCACCAAGAAGAGTTTGGACTTTTGGAGATGCAAGCGCAAACGATATTACAACAAATGCAGGAAGTGTAAAATGGTTTGAGTTATTTCCTGCAATCAAAGTATCTAAAATATTTGATATTATAGAAACACAATTTGGAATAAATTTTAATAGCACGTTTTTTAGTTCAGCACGTTGGACGGATTTATATATTCGTTATCAAAATGTAGAGGAATTTGTGTTTTTGACTAATTATGAATTAATTGATTACAATAGTACAACACCAAGTAACACGTTTTTTAATACGATTGATAATACATTAACATACTCTTATGTTCCAATTGCAGGGTCAACGTTTCACAAAACAACAATAAATATTTCAAGTGTTTCAGACGGAACGGCTACCATTTATTGCGAGGCTTATGTTAACGGAGTTTTGTTTGCTACTTACGAAAGTTATGGAGGAACAGACCCTTTAATTTTAACGAATGAAGCAAACGTACCGGGTTTAAATTCAGTTGTTACCTATCAATTTAAAGCGGATAAAACGGTTAGTTTTAGCATTAGTGTTTTATACGAAGCACCAAGTGGAACAATTTACACAGGGTTTGGAAATACAATTAGCTTAACGTCAACTTTGAACGCTTCAATTTTAGCACCTAATTTAAAGATTGCGGATTTTGTTTCAGCTATTTTCAAAGCATTTAATTTGGTTTGTGTTGGAGAAAACGAAACGACATTTACAATTGAACCTTTGCAGGATTGGTATTCATTAGGAGGCGAAAAGGACATAACGAAGTATGTTATTAATTCAAGTAACGTTAAACGATTACCACTTTACAAACAGATTGCATTTAAGTATAAAGAAAGTAAATCGTTTTTAAATAAAAACTTTTCAGCGTTGTTTAATCGACAATACGGTGACTTAGATTATTCATTTGAATACGACGGAACGGAATTTAAAATAGAGTTACCTTTTGAGAATATCCAATTTGCAGAATTAGAAACAAGTAATTTGTTTTGCACGTTTTTAATTGAAGAAAATCAATCGGCGTATGTTCCGGAACCTTTGCTTTTATATTTAGGAGGCGAAGAAACGGCAACAACTTTTAAATTCTTTGACGGTACTTCAAATCTAAACGTAACCGATTACGCACTTTTCAACAGCGTTAATACAACGGGGTTTTCACTTTGTTTTGGTAACGAGTTCAATATTGTAACGCAAGAAACAGAACCAAACAGCCTTTACCAAACTTACTATTCTAATCATTTAGGTAACCTTTACGA